ATTATTTAAAAAAAAAAAAAATTGCCTTCATCATTAAAAAAAACAAATACTTTACCGCCTGCAGCATCTTCTGCTGTATAAACCAATCTAATATAACGGTTGCCATATTTGATCGGAGAAAAGAATTGCGCCACTGTACAAGCCCTAGTTTGAGCCAAAGAATCTGGTACACTTACTTCTACTTCATCGGCAGGACTGCTAAAGTCTTCCGTAGCAGAAGATTGTACTTTTACCTTGGTGATCTTGCCAGCAGTCATTGGTGTGGTCAATTTTACATCAAAGTACAGCGGATGCATAAAGCCACCTGTACTACCTAAATCAATAACATTACTGTTTGCACTAGTACCGGTAACGGCCTGATTTTCAGACAGTAATAATTGCGCATCAATACGTGCCATTATTATTTCCTCCCTTTTAAACGAGTTTAGATTCAGTATTCAGAATAGCTGCACAACGCTGGAATGGAACGCCCCAGAAATTAACAACAGGTTTTCCTTCAACCGTATCAATAGAAAGCATAGTGTTTTTGTCATTACGAGCAGCTTTAGCCATGAACGCCTCAAACTGCTTATTGCAGAAAATTTGCAAATTAACATTATCAGGATTTTCAATCTGATAATAACCTTCAATCATTTTGTCGAAGATCTTCGTAGTAGAAGGATCTGTCAAATCAATGTTAGCTAAACGCACAACATAACGAGGATCTTTTACAGCAAGTCCCATAGACCAGTTATACTTATTGGTATGAGCAAAGAACGTTTCACCTTTATCATTTGTTACTTTTTGTAGCCCCATGTATTTATGGGTGAAACCGGCAGTATCGCCCTCAGGGAACAATCCATAAACCTGCTGTTCACCGAAACCAACAAACCATGCAGAAGTCAGATTATCACCAGTGCCGCCGCAGTCAATGATTTGATCTGCCCAAATCTCATCTTGATTGGTCTTACTGTAATAATACGCACCCAGACCTGTAAAGCCGGCAGGATTAATCTTTTCATCACCATAGAACAGTGTAGAAGCCATCTCTTGGTTCATTGCTTCAAGAAATGCAGCATTCTCACTCATCATCCAAGAAGCCTGCATATTGTTTTTACGTGCCAACTTCTCATCAATTTCGGCCAGTGCTTCCATCTCGCCGCATGTAAAAGATACCTGTTTCGTTTTAGACTTACTCGGTTTAGTGCCGCGGTTGATCATTCTCCATGCTACCTCTGGTAAAGAGTAACGCAGGGTTGCTTCTTCATAGTCCTTAGAGTTACACATTTTGAACGGCATAATTTTTAAAATCTTATTAGTTTTAGTCTGCAGTTCAATAATTCTTTGATACTTTTTGTCGAACCCCTGACGAGAAGCAAAGTCTTGAAGGGTTGCGAAACCTGTCAAATCTGGCATTATTTACCACTCCTTAATATTTTTATTTGAACCCTGCGCCGGTAAAAAACAGATCGGCGTCGGTCGGTTCCTTAGCTTTAGGCGCTTGCCCATCAGGCGGTTGGTCTTCCATAAGCAAGCCTCCAATGTTTTGTAGCATTTTTTGTATTGCCGGATGATTTGCTACACCTGTATTTACAAGTACCTGCATAGCCTCACCACCGCCAAAGGTATTAACAGCCAATTTAGCAGCAGCAATGTTCTCACGAGAAATAAGCCCCTGCTTTTGGCATTCAGCAGTCCAACCGTCTACAATTTCCTCCTGCTTATGCATAACGTCTAAAACGACTTTGCTATGCAAATCAATTAATTTAGATGCCTGCTCCTGCGTAAGCTTTGCCTCTTTAGCAATGGCTGTAAAGTCAGCTTCTAATTCCGGCGTAAGCTCAAGCCCATCCTGAAGCTTAAATTCGTATTTATCAGGAACAACAGCCGGTTCATCAAACACACTCTTAGGTTGGGCCGTAGGATCGAGATCACCAGCCGGCGTTGGATCTCCACTCGGTTCAGCTGCCGGAGCAGGTTCTGTTACAAACGGGTCACCGGAAGGAGCAGGTTCACCGCCTCCACCAGCACCATCTGCTTCAAAGAATACTTGTGTAAACTTATTCATGTCTTACCTCCGCTATGTCGTTATCTACTTTAAAAAGGTCATCATCTTCTAAATCAGGAGGATGTCTAGCGCTCTCCGCTTCATTACGCATCAGCATTTCTAAAGAATGTCCATCGTTCAGCATCCGGATATTCTTTAACAAATCAACACCTACAGCACGTTTACCTGATAAGAAAGCATTGAAGTATGGATCAGATGAAAAAACTGCTGTTTCGACCTCTGTGCTTTCCAGAATGGCATAAATAAAACGCCGTCCGTTCTCGGTCCGCATAATAGTGTCCAAGTCGTCCAGCGCTTGTTGTGCAAGCATATTTGATTCTTTAGTTCTCATTAAATCCCACCTCCCAGCAGTTGATCTAATGCATTGCCGCCATTAGCAGGAGTTTCGCTCATCAATCTAGCTGCATCGGCATAATCTCGAACAGCAGGTGCTGCAGCAGCCATCTGCTCAGCTTGCATTTGTTCTTGCTGTGCCTGAGCACGTTGTTTGCGAATATTCGCAACCTCATTTTCATCACGCACAATCTTTTCTTTTACTCCTGTAGAAGTAGCAAAGCCGCGAACAGCTTCGTCTAAATCGATAATATCTAAAACTTCTGGTTGTGCGGCAGCAAGATTGCCAACAAATCCGACAGTCCTTTCAATAGCTGGTATTTCAACCATCTTCTGAGCTTGGGCAAGAATAGAAATAAAAGATACCTTTAATTCGTTTTTATCAATTTCTTCTGGCATAGGTGGAAATAACCCATGCCTCAAACAAATATCAAAAGTGCGAAGTGTCATCGGTTCCAGGACTTCATTATGCATTTGCTCAAGTACCGGCGACAGCATCAAAAGCTTTTCTTCATGTCGCTCTGCAATTTCTCGCGCAGTCATTTGAGGTCCGTCCTGAGATGCAATCATCATAAACAAATCATTATAAAATGTTTCAGATATTGACTGCCTTTTTTCCTGGGACAAAGCCCCAATCCCTTCATACGCTTTTGCCCTTGGGTCTACGAGAGGATATGCCTGCTGCGCCAGTCCATCAGGATAATAATTTAGTCCTCCTGGCATTCTATTAAGCTTTTTCATTGATGCAGGAAACGCCATTGCAGGGTCTGCTGCATTATCGATAGCTCTAAGTTTGTTCTTTTCAATCTTCTGTAACTGCATACAGTCACCTAAAGCATTATGTCCTGGACCTGCTCCATATACACTATTGGCAATCAAAGTCCAGCGCGGCATAAGGAATGGGCATTCTCTAAAACCGGATATCTTTAAAAACTTATCGTTTGCACCTTTTTCATAGTGATATGAGCGCCACGGGAAATTACCTAAAGCCAATTTATTAGGATCATAATCATCATTGCGCTCTATCAGCATTTCAACGTCAAAGTATGTCGTTATATTTCCTTCTTTATAGGCTGACTTCACGCTTTCCGATACATTATCTATCCCATATTCTTTTACGATTTGCTCAGCACTCAATCTAAAACGCCTTGCAAATACATAAACCCTGCCTCTTGCATCTACACCGCCTGCATATTCCCCGCAGGTATAAGGCCGCATCCATATGCCGTAGTTATAATCTTCCAGCATCAAAGAGGCGCCTGTACCAAACTGGGCCATCTCTGCCTCAATCTGCTGCAGCATATTATAAGCATTGCTCTTAGAATAAATGCTGCTCATAATCTCCTGGCAGTCATCGAGCCACATTCTGACTGTATGATAATTAGCTTTTTCTTCGTCTTGCAGACCAAGCTCAAACCACGGTCTTGACGGTGATGTTAACCCACTGTGAATGCCTGCCGCACATTTACCAACAGCTTTTTGAGGATGAGGATCTATAAGATACTCGTCACGTCGATGACCTTCTGTACTTTGAATATCCACCTCAAACCGCCCTCGTGTTGGATTGATATACCGGCTAAGCATTTTCCATGTTGGCTCATATTGACTGCGTAACGTGTATAGCTGGGAAATGGTATGTTGTTTTCGCTTTAATCTATCGCTGTCTAGCAGCATATCTTTGATGTTCATAATCATTCTCCCAACAACATTTTCTTAACACTATCCGAAGTAATCTGACCACCAGTTTTGTTTGTATAATTCCTACCACGGGCTTTAGAGAGCTTTTCAAACAGGCTTTGTCGCTCTCCCTCTGTAGCGTTATCAATCGTGGCAGCAGCCGTGCTTCCAGGTGCGCTTTGTTTGATCGGGTCAACACTGCCGCCACCTCCGCCACCATGTAACTGCATTATAATCTTATGCATAGTCTCACCTCCCTTCACATACCGGCAAACGGATCATAAACCATTTGGCTATTATCAAATTGTGCTTCTATTATCGCCTGTTCTCTGCTTACAACAGATTGTGCAAAAGTTAAAGCGAGTGCATCCGCTCTATTAGGAGAGGGAACACCTCGCTTTTTCATAGCTTCTTTACTTTCAAGTTGTATTAACCCGCTAATATTAGGTACTGTTTCAGGGCCCGTTAAATCATCCGCTAAAGTCTGGTCATCCTCTGGTATAACCCCGCCTTCTTTCAGCCAATCTTTCATATTAGCCCACATCTCAGCACGTTTATTTTTGCAATCTTGCCTATTTGGCTTCCCACCAAAAGCAATCAGTGTCCACGATCTGCCCCATGCGTCACCAGCGCTCTTGATTCCTGTACCATAGCCTAAATCAATAAACACCGCATCCGCCTTATATTCGTCCTCGAATCTGGCTAATATGCCTGCTATTTCAATGTCGTTATCGTTCTTAGTAGTCACAAAGAGCTTTTTCGTGAATAGCCCCTGTCTAAGATAAATAACTGTTTCGTCTCCGCCTGTCCATGCAGGATCACAAGCTATAATCACAGGAGCAAATCTAAATTGCTTTTCATGCAATGTCCTACGTCTTGCTTCATCAACTAAGGCGGTACTAATAAATTGCTTCTCACTCGCCGAAGGAAATTCGCCCTTGACGCGAACTTTAAAGAAGTCACTATCCTCGCCATATTGCACCCGCCAACCCTCAAGTTCAGCCTTGTTACTTATCTTAACAGTTCGGCTATCAATTTGTTTGCGGTTCCATAAACTTCTATTTTTATGAAAGCAAGCATGAAAGCGGCCACTACTCTGAGTAGGATTTCCGAACACACACCAAATGATTTCGGTATCAGCATCTGTCATTGCACCTTCAGCTACTTCCCAAATGATATCCGATATCTCAGAAGCTTCATCGAATATAACCAGAGTTCGCTTGCCTTGGTTATGTAAACCCGCAAACGCTGCAGGGTTACTATCATTCCATGGTATTGCATCTATACGCCATGTCTTCTCATGACCTTCTTGGTTAGAATAAATGCTTGTTGCAGAATAAGTGAACAAATCTTTTGCTATAAACAAGTAATACCATTTAGCTAACTCTGCCCAAGTTTTTGTTTTGAGTTGTGTATCTGTATTAGCTGTAACAACACCCTTTGTATCTTCATGTGTCGATATAGCCCACAGAATAATCCATGCTACCATAGCAGACTTTCCAATACCATGCCCAGATGCAACGGCTTCACGGATAACCTGATCTGGCGTTTTTAATCCTTCTTTGATATCGTTCAGCAGTTCTATCTGCCATATATCTGGTCCTTCTTTGTCTTCAAGTTGAGTATTTGGTTCTCCCCATGGAAATGCAAGCCGTACGAATTCCAAAGGATCTTTACTGACACTTCCAAGAAAGTCTGTTAATGCCTTTATATCCTTTTCTGATAAAGCAACTCTAGACATCGCTATCCCCCTTCTTGCGACGGCTAGCAATTAAACCAGCAATATCGCCTTCAAGATTTACATCTAGTTGTTCTTTAAACAGCATATAGCGCTTACCCAATAATTCTGCTGCCTTAGTCCTGTCACTCAAGCTAGCATCTAATCCAAACTGGTCCTTTTCTTCTCCACGCATTACTCTTGTTAAATATTCAAGAACATCTTCAGCTGTCGCAATCTTATCACTATCAACTGCTGCCATTCGTGCATTTAAATATTGCTTTACCTTGTTATTTCTTAGAAGTTTACTAGCACTAGCTGCCGCTGAATTATCATTCTTACACTTTGGATAAGCCTTTTTATAGGCTTCTGTTTGATTCCCACTCTCTATAAAGTAATCAACAAAATTCTTCTGTGCTTGGCTAATCTCATCCACTACTATCACCTGCCTTTAATACATTCACCAAATAATACAGAATAGCTATTTCTCTAAATGACCGAGCCATTTCTACCCTAACGCTTACACCCTTATTCTTTTTTCGCTCTGCCTTATCCGGGAATTTCTTTTTGTATTCTCCCCATGGCATGAGGTAATCTACTCTGTACATAGTACATACCTTAGATAGCTTCTGGCTATATACTTGCTCCCTTGAATAGAGGTATATAAAGCCTCTCATTTCTAAGGCTTTTATTATCTTCCTAATCTTGCTGGTTAGGTTCATCTTCATTCCATCACCACCTTGCAAATAAAAAAGCAATGTGCAAATTATTCACATTGCCAACAGTTTATATTAAGTTATATGCTAAATTCTGATATATATTACCGTGTTTTATCGGCTTTTTAAGACTAAATTATTTGTGTAAGTTAAGTGGCTATTATTAAGTTATCGATACCACTGAAGTTTGATTTGCATCTTCTATAAAGCGATCCGCGCTCTCTTTCTTTTCTAATTCTACCCACTCGGCAACGGCAAAATCACCATCGCCAGGTACTACTATCAGTGCATCTTGAGGCATTTCCTTGAGCTTTTCTATTAGTTCTTTTACTAACATTTAATCACTCTCCAATAAATATGCCGCTGTATCACCCCAACGGCAGGGCTGGCAGTTGCCGGATTACCCAAACAACACACGCACCTTTAAGCGTGGATAGGTGTTCCCCATCTATGCCGTACCCGTGGTCTAAGCTACACGGGCAGTGTCCAAGTGCTTAACTTGAACATTTCACCTTTGCAGGTTATCCCGTTACTAGGCTTCCCTGCGATGTTTTGAGACTACCAGTGCGACTGCTGCTAGCCGCACGGTTGGGCTATGGGTAGTTATCCGCATCATTCATATGATAAATTGCAGCTATCATATGCCATCATACGGCGAACGCCATAGCCAAATATATGCACATACGGTTTATCACTTGCTCGGATAGTGAGCGGATTACTGCGTATGTCTTTGTTGTAAGCCCACTTACTTACAATACTATTTTAACTCATCAAAACAGGTAATATGTCGGAAACTTTTTTTATTTTATCAAACCTTTTTTCAACGCCAAACCAACAGCATCCCTAAGGAACTCTTTGCGAAATTCATAACAAGTATCTCTATTCACACCGTTTAATTCTGCAATTATTTTCATCGGCTTCCTTTTTTCATATTTTTGATACATAACCTTACCAGTAAGCTGATTTTCATGTATCTTATACGTTTCTGCGACAACTTCAAGCCATAGCTCCGGATTCATTATTATTGACTGATATGGTCCATATCCAAACGATATCATACGTACTGGCTCAACGTTCTTCAATGCTGCCGTTTCTGTAGGATTACTGATAAAAGCA